GTTTTCATATAGTAATCCCTTTGTTCATATAGTATAAATATGTAAAAACCCAACATTTACGTTGGGTCTCTACTATCTTCTTGGAGTTCTTGCTTTCGCTTTCCTCATTTCCTTGTCGTGATGTTTCTTTTCTTCTTGTTTAAAATCGATTATTTTCTGTATATAAAACTCTCTTACCCAAACAGGAAAGTTATATACATCACTAAAATTAAATCCACCATTCCCATGATAAATAAGGTCGAAGATTTGAGAATGTAACTGTTGTCTATAGTTAGTCGTTAGGCCAAAAAAAGGTAACGTCCATAGGCAGTTGCATTTCTCTCCCTTCCCCGCTTTCTTCAGAAATAAACTCAAATGTTAAATCAATATCAGGGGCAACGTTTGATATATGCGTTCTGAGTGCTTTTGAATCTATCGCAAATAACTCATTGTCCACAAAATGGTTAATGTCTTTTTGTTCAGACGAACCATCTATTGATAAAATTGTATTTTTTAATCTCGTAGTTAGTTCTCTTGAAGTCATATCTTTAATTTTACGATTTGCCTTCTTAAGTCCATCTATTTGATGTTTTACCTTTCTTTCCTTTGACTCGGTCATACACATAAAGGTAATTTTTCTCTTTGATTGTGGTAAAGTGAACTCAAACTCATTTTTATTTGGTTCTACTTGATTAGACCCATCATATGGTTTGTTTTCAAACTGTGTTAAATCAATAGTTTCTTTTTGTTTAGTTCCTGGCGATGTTGGGTCGTCTACTTCTACTTTGTAGTCTTTTCCATATCCAAGAACTCTTGCTGCAATCATAATTGCGTTCTTGTCACCTGTTACTAAATCTGTATAATTGATTGACTCACCCTTATCATTACCTACTATTAAAGATTTAAACAATCTGTCTAAGACTGTTCCATCTTTGATATATGATTGGGTGGTTAGGATATCTTCCTCTTTTGCGGTCATATATTTCATTTCTATTTTACCACTTGCGAGAGGATTATCTTTTGGATAGATTAAACCATTGGAAGGTAAATCTATAATCTCTGTAGGGAACTTGTAATCACGAACTTGTTGTGATTCATGGTCCTTTTTGACTTTTTCTACCAACTCTTCGTTAGAAAGAGGGTAATCGTCAGTTAATTTTTGATTTGCCATAATAAAACTCGTTTTATATCTTTTTTTAATGTACTGTACTATAATATATATGAAACAGCAGAATAATTAATACAAAAAACCCCCAAAAAGATGGGGGTTAGTGTTTTTTGAAGATTTTGAACTTATGCCCAAGAATAACTTCCGTCTGAACCGTTTAAGATTGCTCCTGCTTCTTTATCTTCAGGTACATCTGCGTCATCCATAGTGATTTTATCTCTTCCGATATAATCCCATCCGTCAGTTGGTAAGTTCATCTCTTCAGTTTCTTCCGAAATAGTAAAGTGAGTTGCTGCTTCACCACCGTTATCTTTGTCTACCCAAGTATAACCGTGACCGAACCATTCTACAACGTTATCTTCTTTACGTCTTACTAAATTGTATGCCATTTTAAACTCCTATATTGGTTAACCATTAATTTGTATACACTAATAAGTATATAACTAAAAGTAAAAAACCCACCGAGTTGGTGGGTTTCAATTTTTAATATTAAAGTAACATTATGATTAGTATTGTAAAATTGCGTAATCGTATGTAAGTGTCATTTCTACTGTCGCTAAGTCTTCTCCTGTATAGTCCATATCTGAGAAGTTTGCTGATTGAATGTAGGCACCTTTTAATGTCCACTCTTCTACTTTATCACCAACAGGACCCAAACTGTTAAATGTGATGTCTTTTTTGTAGAAGTCAGAGTATCCATCTCTACCTGTTACTGATTCATGATGTAGTCTTACCCACTCCATTACTGCTTGTGCCGCTGATGGTACTACAGGGTCATATAGAGTGATTGCTAAGTCTTGCCATTCTGAACGACCTTTAACATATCTTCTTACGTTAATGTGGTCGATTGTCACTTTACCGTTCTGAATCTCAGGTCTTGCTGACGTTTTGATTAAGTACGCAGGTATTCCTTCGATGTACATGATGAACCTATTTGACATTTTAGGTTCAAAGTTCGTGAACATAATTTCTGTTGGGTCTAATAATTGTGCCATTTATGTCTCCTATTATCTCTTTCTAATAAATAGTCTTTTTTTTTATTTTTTATCCTTCAGGGAACGCTGCACCTGTTGGTAGTACATTGAAATCAAGTACTATGAACTCTGCAGTTTTCGCTGGTTGTATAAAAATCTCTCCTTTTAAGATGTTTCTATCAATCACGTCAGGTGTATTGTTTGATTCATCCATAATTACACGGAATGCGTAAAGACCTTGTCTTTGTTGTACTGATTCTAAGTATGGGTTAACGATACTTAAGAATCTGTTTCTTGTCGCTGCCGTATTGTTTTCGAAAATTAGATATCTTGAAGATGATGCGATGAACTTCTTCAATGCTATTAACAATCTTCTTACATTGATTCTGTCAAGTGCACTTGGTTTTGCTTGGAGTGTTTTTTGTCCAAATACCGTTGCTCCTTGGCCAGGAAATGTTGCGATTGGGTTAATTCTATTTTCGTATAACGTATCTCTTTCAGTGTGAGTTAATCTTGTTTTAACTTCGATTACATTTGGTAATCCACCTCTGTTAAGACCTGCTGGTGCGAACCATGGTTCTGCAACTGCGTCATTAAATGCTATAACGCCAGGAATAACAACACTTGGTGGTACCCAAATTGGTTTGTTCTTATCAGTGTCAAGGATTTTAACCCATGGGTGATAAGTACCAACGTAGTTTGAGTCAAATGAAGTTAGTGAGTTAACTACTGTTGAGATTGAATCTTGATATGCTCCCGCGTCCATTAAATAGAATGCGTCTTGTCTATCTTCTACCATATCCTTTGCGAATGTAGTTACTGAAGAGTGTAATCTGTTGATAACACCTGGCAACACTAACATATTCATATCATACTCATCAGGATTTGATAAAGCGTTTATTGCTTTTCTATATGCTACAGTTCCACCTGCAGTTGCACTTGATAAGTCAAGTCCCTGAGAGTTTCCTGCTACAATGTTTGACCCAACATATACTTTTCTGTTTGGTTGGAATCCGTCAAATCCACCTTGGAATGGTACTAAGAATTTTTTGTTATCTATCAATCCATCATTTAATGCGATTGCTGCACCATTTGATTCACAGTTACTTAATAAGAACTTATCACCAACTGTAGTCGTGACTGAGTCAGGAGTTGGACTTAAGTAGTTTAAGTTATCTGTAGTTGAGAAGTCATATGAATATCCTAAGAATGCTCTCTTATTGTATTCATTACTTATCGATTGTGATACATTATATGATGGTGCTGGTAGAGTTACTCCACTTGGTAGTGGTGATGTTAGTTTTGCAAATCCAAATGGTACAAGAGTTGAATTGTTTGCACCTGAATCTACATCACTGTCAACCTCTACTCTAATATGTTTAGATGCGTTTGGATAGTCACCGTTTAAGATTACTTTTCCATTTGCGTCTATTTGAATATCTTTATCACCGATAACTCTCTTGATATAGTTTGGTGAGTTAGGGTCTAAGTTTACACCTGAGAACTCTTCTATGATACTTGGTCTTGTATCACTGTCTTGTACAGTTTGACCAAATACTGAGTTAGGAATCTTAGAAGTATCTACTCTTCTTACTAATACCGTAAAAGTACCGTATTCAGAACCAGGCACCTCTGATGCTGGTTTGATATCTCTAATACCTATTTTAAATTCATAGTTTGTTGGGTTACCGTGTGATAACGTATGGAATCTAAATAGGTTTTTAGTAACACCTGATACATCTTGTGATATAATATAAGGTGTTGTTGCGTGAGAATATGCTTTTGTATAATCTACACTTGAAGTATTTACTGATACAGTCACAACTTCACCCGTTGCGAATGATTGTGATGCGAATGTACTAAATTCTTGGTAGACGTATGCGTATTGACCATCGTTTTTAGGAGAGTAACCGAAGGTATTTACTATATAATTGTTAGCTGTTGGATTCATCGAACCTGTTGGTACTGCTAACTGTGCTGATGCTGATAACACAGGTATTGCCCCACTTGCACTTAAATGTAGTGCGAAGATAGATGCTGATGCTGCTGTTCCACCTGCTACTGCTGACTCGTTAAGATTAACTGCTACTGAGTTGTCGAGTGAGTTAATTGAGTTTGCATTATCTGAGTGTAGTACTTTAGTAGTTGGGTGTAATACCGCTGCTACTTTTTCACCTGCTGAAGATGATACAATTAAGTTTAGTGTTTCTACTGTATATCCACTTGAACCTAAAACTCTTACGATTGTTGCAGTTCCTGCCTCTTCTAAATAAGATTGTGCTGTATATGGTAAGTATGATTCTTCAGTTAAACCACCAAATACTTGTTGAAATTCTTGAAATGATTCCACCTTCGTTGGTACGAATGCAGGACCTTTAATACTTTGTCCTACTAACGCTGCACCTATTTCACCTATACCTTGAGGTAAAAACGAGAGGTCTTTCTCTCTTGTGAATACGCCTGGACTAACAATTCTTTCTGCCATTATTTTCTCCTAAATTAAAATCTTTGGTTTACCTTTATATAAATACCCCAAAAATTTCCAAAACGAATACTTATTTGTTAGGTGTGAACTGATTTGTTGTAATATCGTAAGTCCCCTCACCATATTTTTCTCTTAGTTCACCTGCTAACGTTTGTTCTTCTACCCTTAATTCAGAATAAGATTTCATAAGATTTATCTTCTCATCTTTTAAATTTGAGAACTGCGTTTCAAGGGTATTAACGTCAATTTCTATCTCACCCAATCTTGCAGTTATTTGTAAAACCTTAGTCTGAATATTTTCAATTTTACTTTTCTCTTCTTGAGAGAATTCTTTAACAACTTTTTCTGCCATAACAATTTACTTTAATTTTAACTTACATTATATAAATATGTAAAAATTATTCATTACCACCAATTTTGATAGAATTAGTGCCAGATAATGAACTATCTTCACCCCAAGACACTTTTCCAACTGAAATTCGTCTTGTTGTATTGTTTTTATTACCCACATATTCGGGTACAATATATGCTTTTGTTTGTAGTGTAATATTTGCTTTAGTGATTCTATCTTGACCCATCTCTGACATTGTTTCGAATGAGTAAGAATCCCCTTTTATTACAAACTTGTATCTATCACCAAAAGAACGACCTTGGAAGAATACAATCTGTTCTACCACTTTGTTTACCTGTTCCATATAATCACACCAAACTATCACTTCATACTCTAAGTTTACATAGTCAGGTCTTTCAACAGACATAAATTCTTTTTTTGGAATTTCATCTGTCAAAACTGAGAATTGGTCATATTTGTTTACGTTTGTATATTTTCTTTCAAAAACTTGATATGCGTCTTCACCACCTTCTGCCACTTTTAACTTCATCATGTCAGTGTTTATAGAAAGACTATTTCTTTTAAATACAATAACGGGTGTTAACATCATCCCGTTTTCATCTTTCATAAAACCATCTCGTTGTGCACTTGACCATTTCTCAGGTGAAGCGTACATTACAGGTACGGGGTAAAATCTTCCATCGTCCTCAACCGTTGGTTTTACATCTTTCTCTAAAAAGTTTTTAAATGCAGAATCAATGTCGTAAATACCGACAGAAAAATTCTTCATCTTATCTTTATCTCTACGAACTTGTTTTGCTTTATTTAACTTTTTATCAAGTGACGTAGACGATTGAGTCTGAATTATATTCGGTTTCGATTTGTCTTCGTTTCTATATTTTGTTGCCATTTTATAGTCCTATTGGTACTTCGTTATCATTTTGATTTGAATTACCAAATCTTGTTTCTGCTAATTTAATACTTGTTTGTCTTGAAACGTGAGTATCACATATAATAGATACATTCAAACCTTGAGTATCACCACCATCCCAATATTTAGGATTCTTTCCTGCGAAATACTGATATGAATATGATGCGTCTATTAAATGATATTCATTATTCCATTGTATAATATCACCAACTTCAGGTACTAACTCTCTGTCAACTAATTGTTGTCTTAAGAATCTAAACTGAACTTCACGACTGTATGATTGACCAAACTCATCAGATATCTGTGCTGCTTGATTTCTTTCTACTAACGCGGGTACTTTTATTGGATTGTGAAATACTTTATCCTTACCCTCACCATATAGATTCGCTTTTGTATCAGTTACTACTAACATATAATAGTACACTTCCGTATCTACGATATCAGTAATAAGTTCCTTGTTCACCTTATTGAACAAGTCCATATCTCTTTGTCCACCAAACAACGCCATTTGTTATCCTATAAAAATTGGTCTTGGAACTCTGTTTAAAGTTTCCTCTAAGAATTCAGATTCCTCTTTTTTCGCTTCCATTAATGCTCTTCGTGAAGTTGCTTCTAACATTTCTTTTAATTCAGTGATTAGTGTTTCTCTTTCCGCTGCTGCTTCACTTCGTAAATCACCACCGTCAAGTGTTATTTCAGAGCCAGGAATTGGAATGTTACTGAACTTAGACCTGATTGCTCCTAACATTTCTTTTGCTAATGCTAATGAATATCTTGCAATCCACTGTTTACCCGCACTATTAATATTTGTATATGTTAATCTTCCAAATGGTGCGTTTGATAAATCACTTACGACATTTGAATTTGCAATCGGTGATTTTGTTTCACTTTCTAATGTATATTCGAAATATACTTTTGCACCATTGTCACCTGTTGCAGGAACAGGAAATAATTTTACTCTTTGGCCATCTACATGGAATCCAAATGATGATTTTCTTATATAATCATTAAATTCAATCGCCTGTAGTCTTAACAAGTCATCGAACATTGGTTGCATCATAAACGATACACCTGGCGAATACGCTCCCCATCCAAATGTATTTAACATTTGTTGAGAACCAAGACCTGTTCCTACAAACGGGTCAAAATATCTTATTATTGCTGGTGGTTGTGTATGGAATACTTTTCTTAGTGTAATCCCGTTTGATACTGAACCACTTTCTAAGTTAACAACACTATCTTTACCTAAGTCATATATTTGTTGACCACCAACCATTTCAAAGGAACCTGTATATACAGTTACTCTACCACCACTTCCCGCTTCAGTACCGTAATCTTTTGCAATATTTACCACTCCACCTAAGTTAGTAGCGATTTCAGTATCTTTTAAATCTAAATCTAATGAATTACCTTTTAAAGATAATAAGTTTTCTTTAGCTCTATATTGATTTACTTGTGAAGAATATTCGTTTGCTGCTTCTTCTAAACACGCGAAAAAGTTTATATCTTGTAATTCTACATCTACGATTGGATATCCTAATCTTTTAGCACACCATTCTGCTACTTTCGGTGCGTCACTTTGAAATGTTGTATCACCATCAAAGTATCCGAAAGGAGTAGAAGAACCACTTGAAAACGAACCTGAACCAGGCCATATTGGTATATTTACTGCCATTTTAAATCCCCTTTATGTATATAAATATGGACAAACTTACCTTTCCCCATTTTCCATAAACGAAACTATTATATAACGTGTCCCTTTTGTCACTGCTCTTGCCCCATGCTTGTGAGTTATGTTGCCAGGATGTAGGGTTGCATAACCGATATCATTCTTAATTAATTTCTTTTGTCGTCTGAACCAAGTACCACCACCTTCATACTCATTTAAGTCCGATAATTGTATCAAACAAGTAATATCTGCTCTATCATGATGTATAGAAAGATGTCCTTGTGCTGTTGGTATATATTTTGCTAAAAAGTTTTCAGCTTTCATAGAATCCCAACCTTTACCTTCCAATGCCCACATATAGATTGATAATGGCATAACATATTCTTTTAATACTTCCATATAAATGTCATGCATTCCTATCGTCTGTAAGACCATATCTGTTGTAGGATAGTTTTCGTGTCTGTCTACTGTCCAAGAATCAGAATGTTCTGCTTCTTCACGAATCATTTTACAAAACTCAGGAGTAAATAATGGAAATGAAAAACAATTATCAAATGGTTCATCTACTATCAAGTCCCATTCTTTTGTTCTTGCTGAATATGTGATAAATTTATTTACCCATTCCTCTTTGTTGTTCCAATAATCGTAAAGTTCGGGATGTAATCTTTCTGTTTCTTCTGAATAACCTTCCATTACATCCATCCACTCTTTATATCTGACTTCCCAAGTCTGTTCTCTTGCAAATTGTTCACCTACGTTTAAATATTTTTGTGCTACTTCTTCATTTTCTCTTAAAAATACATATGAAGAAATTATTGTTTCTTTCATTAATGAGTTAGATAAATCTGACCTGATTAAACTACATTTACCATCTAATAAAGTTTTGAGATTTGCTGTATCAGTAGATATCAATTTAACTCTACCCATCATCATCTCTAATGCTGTTATACAATATGTCTCATCGTATGTGGATGGGTAAATCCAATACTCAGATGATTTAATTTGTTTATATAGTTCACTTGGTGGTAAATGACCTAACCATCTAACATCATTTGGTAACGATTCTAATACAGAAAGGTCCCAATCTTTTGTATATGGTGGTGATGCAATCCATAAAGTTAATTCAGGATTTATTTTTTTAAGTTTTGGCCATATATCAAGTAAATCAACTAACCCTCTATCAGGTGATGATGTATAGATTATTTTATTGTTATATTTTTCTTGTTCGATATTATCAAAATCACTTGGAGTTATCGCGTTTCCTATTACACTTACTTTAGATGGTTCCAAACTATATTTTTCAACTAATACATTTTTTTGCCATTCTGATACTGCTATTACTTTATCTAATTTTGGATGATTGAAATAATCCAATCCTTCATTTGGTAATTCTACTCCATTATACCATGTATAATAGTCTTCGTTATGAATCCAAAAATAAGACTTTTCATATTCGATGCCATAATCCTCTAACATTTGAATATAATGTATATAATTTGTAGATATTACAATATCAAAATAGTTTTCACCACTATTAATAAAACTTTCTATACTTCTATACTTGACACCATCAACATCTTGGTCGGTAATACCACCTGTAATTGTTACATCGTGTCCATTTTGTGCGAATTGTTCTGAAAGTTTCATAACACAATATTCAGAACCACCCATTCCTTTAGTTAACCAATAATCTTTGTTAACTGATTCTTTTTGATAACCTACATAAATTAATATTTTCATATCTTACTCTACTATATAATTTAAAACTTCTTCTCTGTCATAAAATCGAGTTCCATCCATCCAACCTTGTAATTGATAACATCTATTATCATCTTCATTCCAACTCCAATCAAAACCACCCAATTCTTTTATTCTTTTGTGAATCATTGGGTCATAATAATCTCTAATCAATCTTGCTCTACGATTAATATCAATTACATTATTATCAACTGTAGAATCACCATTATTATATTGTACATATAACATTTTTTTAAGATGTATAAATTTAGTTTCTAAAAATGTTTTTACAATCAATTCATAATCATCTGCGACTGATATATGTCTACTATGTCCTCTTATCTTATGATAAGTATCTCTATTCCAAACTCTACAATGATTTGGCATACCAATATTAAATCTAATTGTTTTAGGGTTAATATCAGGATAGTGATGTACTAACCATTTTTCACCGTCTCTTGTTTCCCAAGTATGTCCTGCATATCCCCATGCAAAGTTATTATCAGGATGTGCATACCAATCATCTCCTATATGACCATAATCTCTTGGTGAATTATCTTTGTTAATTTCAGTTACGTCTGTATATATAAATCCTGAATCAGGATATTTCTTACTTGCTCTAAATACGTCTTCTAAACAAGTTGAAATTAACCAATCGTCATGGTCTAATTCAAATAACCATTCACCATTACATAACATAGCTGCTCTATGTTTTACTTCACCAACGTTACCACCTGAGGTTGGTGTCATTTTATGTATGTGAACTCTATAATCTTGACTTGCGATATCTTCAAGATATTCCCAAGTTTTATTTTCATCAGATGGTGAATCATCTACGACAACCCACTCCCAATTTTCGTAAGTTTGATTTACCAAACTTTCATATGTTCTAAATATTCTTTCGTTTGTTATATAAGTTGGAGTAAATATAGATAGTATTGGTTTATCTTTATTACCATATACTTCTTTTTGTGATTTACATGCCCAAAATGTTGATTGACAAACTACATCATTAGCCAAAATATTATCAGATGGAATAGAATCATATGATACTATCTTACTTGATACCATCGTATGATGTCCCATTTGTAAAATATTATTTCCAACTTCACCAATTACAATAATAATATCGGGTCTATGTTTTGCGAAATGTTTTTTAAAATCTATACTCGATTCATATGAATATAAAATAACATCTTCATACAAATCTTCTTGGTGATATACATCTGATTCTAATCTAACTTCACCAAACCTATCCCAACCATATATTAATGCTGTGGGTAAACTTGTTTTCATAGTAAATTACCTATATGGTTCTCCACCTACCCAAAGAACGAAAGACTTTCTTACACCCTTTGTTACAGGAGTTACTCTATGTAAATAAAATGATGGAAATATAACTGCTGCTCCCTGAGACCTTGGTGCTACCTTATGTTGACCAACATTAAATTCCAAATCACCACCTTCATACTCATGTGAATCTGAAAGTTGTACTGTTACTGATACTTTTCTTTGGTTTTGAATTTGTTCACCACAATCCATGTGCCATTCATATCCACCTTCTTGTGTTCCATAATATTCTGTATATTGGATTGATTCATTCATAGTAGATAAATCAAACTTCCACATTATGTCATTTGCTTCTTTTATATAATCGTGAAGTTTATTATATACCCACGCCCACTCAAGATTTTGTGGACACCATTTTATTCTTGACTTTCTGTAATCAGATACTTTTGAATTATCACCCTCACCTGTTACCGCGTCTTCGAATTCAATCGCGTTTGTCATTTGTTCTATATTAACTAACTCTTGTGGGGAAAATGCGTTCTTGAACCAATAATAATCAGTAAAGTTTACGTCTTGTCTGTATGTGTTTCTATCAAACGAGAAATTACCATTCATAACTAATTGTTTTAATCTTTTATATAAATATGAAAATTATTTTAATAAATATTAAAGGAAACTACCACTATTTACAGTTCTAACATAATATATTGGGTCACCCGAAGTCCAACCATTTTGTTTAAATGTTAATCTTCCTGTATTTGTCATTTCAAAATAACCACCACCCGATATGATATCACCTTTAGTACCTTTATTACCTTGTGCTCCTGTAGTACCTTTTTGACCTTTGTTACCAGCGTCACCTGTTACTCCTGTTCCACCACCTGAACCACCATGACCTTTTTGTCCTTTATTACCTTGAATACCACCACCACCTGATGAACCAGGCGCGTCACCTTTTTGACCTTTGTTACCTGTATCACCTGTAATACCTTTATTACCTACTGCACCTGTGTTACCTTGATTACCTTTTGCACCTTGGTCACCCGTTGAACCTTTAGGACCTGCGTCACCTGTGGCACCTGTTCCACCTGAAGTACCTAATTCACCTTTTGTACCTTTAGAACCTGTATCACCTGCGTCACCTGTTGCTCCAACTGAACCTGAAGTACCTAAATTTCCTTTTTCACCTTTTTGACCTTTGTTACCTGCGTCACCTGTAGCTCCTTGGTCACCTTGAGATGATGGTTGTTCACCTACCTGACCTTTTTGACCTTTATCACC